TAGAAGTCGGCCTCAGACTTGAGGTTGCTACCCATCTTCTCGCGGACCCAGTTCGTCTGGATTGCGGGCGGCAAGCCCTTCACGAAGCCAGCCGGCTTGAAGTTCGAGTCAACGTGCTCCCGGCCATAGCCGTCCGCACGCTTCTCGTTCAGCGCGTCGGTCTCGCGTTCCTCGGTCGCAATCGGGACCGCGTTCGTCGGGCGGTTGTACTCACCCTTGAGCCGCTTGATGTCAGATACCGCGCTCTCGGCGTCCTGAGCATCGGCGACCAGTTGCTGCGAGTCCAAGATCATCTCGCGCGCCTTCGTCACATCGCCATCGGCGATGCTTTCCTCGGCCTCGACCAGCAGTGCCTCGGCCTTCTCGCGCATTTTCTGGATCTGCGTTGCCATCTTCATTTGCCTTTCTTAGTCGCTTTTAGCGCGCTCAACAATGAGCGCGTGTTAGCCATCCGAGCGCGCAACAATTCGACGGCAACGTCATCGGCCTCTGTGGTCGATGGCGGTGTGGCCTTGGCCGCGATGGTCGCCGTTCCGGGCGACGCACCGCGTAGTACGCTGGAGACTTCGATCCAATCGAGGTCCGCTATTCGGCGGACCGTGCTGCCTGCTTCGCGTTCCGTCGTGACCGATCCGGGTGGGAGGTTGAACCCCACGGACCACTCGCGGACGAACCCGCCCTTGACGTTCGAGAACGCATCACGTCCAGCCCCGGTATCGAGGTTGAACTGGATGCGCGTGTACAGCCTCGAGGTCCCGTCGCCTACTGGCATCGAGCGCGCGGCGATCACCTTGCCGACGACCGCGTTCGCGTCATGCCCTACCAGGGCGGGGATCGGTAGGTTCTGCTGGATGCTGGTGTCGAACGCCTGCGGCTCGATGATGTCGTTGTCGAGGTCAATCGAACCCATCGTGTTCGTGTACGCCTCGACGATCCCTAACGCCTCGTCCAGCACCTTCACGCTCGAAAGCGTCGCGATCTTCTGTTCCATTAGGTCAAGACCTCCACCGGCGCGGCCAGTTGTTGCTCGTTGACTACGCCATCGTTCAGGCCCATTTCTTGAGCCTGGGTTAGCGAGATCGGGGACCACGTCAGCCGACAGTTGGGATGCGAATCAACGCTCATGGAATCGTCAGCCGTGTAGATCAGGTTGTGACGCTCGGCACAAGTGCGGCCATCGGTGCCGATGTAGTTGTCATTCGGGTCGCCGTCCGGGTCGTGCGCCCGCATCCACTGGATGCCCTGCTCCCGGTAATAGCCGATAGTCGTTGCGTTCTGCGCGCGCATTACCTCGGTCCGCGCAATGGTGCGCGCGCGGTTCTGGTAGGTTTCCTCGACGAGACTATTGATCCCAGGGAACCCCTCCGCCGGCACGCCTCGCGCTACTTGTTGGATGCTGTACCCGCGTTCGACCCCGGTCTCGATGGCACGCGATACCGCCGTCCTGCTGGTAGCGTCGATCCCCTCGGCGGAGCTCGTCGCTAGCGCGGTGATCTGCGAGACGATGGACGATCTGTCATTGAACTCGAGCACCCCGGCAACGCCAGATTGAGCGATAGCATCCCACGTCGTGCGGATGATTCGCTGGTATGACCTGGTCATCACGTGCGATAGTTCGTTCCGCGCGTCCGCTGGAAATAGCTGCCCAATCGTGATCTCGTCCGGCGCGATCTTGGCTTCCGCCGTAGATTGCTGCATCGCTCGACCCAGGACTCCCGCCACACGAGACCTCAGCGCGTCGAAGTACCGGCGCAGCGCGAACTCCATGTCATCGGTCAGGGTGTCGCGCTCCTCGAGCAGTCGGTCGCCCAGTGCTACCGAACGCGGCAGTGCCTGACCTTGCTGCTTCCCCTGCTCCACTGGCGCGGCCAACTGCGCCGGCTCTACGGCTCCAGGCTCCGGCGCCGGCGCGGGTGCGATCTCATCCAGCGGGTCGAACCCGAGCTCACCGCGCGCTTCGTTGAGCGTCACGATCCCCGCCTGGTACTGAGCGACCACCCGCGCCGATGCCGCGTCATGGTCGGCCTCGTATGCCGGGACCATCGAGAAGTCCGCCGTGACCTTGCTCCCAGGTTCTCGCGCCGGCACCTCGAGCGCGCGGTCCAGGAACGCGGCGATACGTCGCACCATCGGCGATATGGTCTCGTCCCAGAACGCCGAGCGCGCCTGCTCGTAGTTGGAATACGTGGACCGCTCCAAGCCAGCCTCGAGGCCCAGCAGGATCGGCGGGACCCCGAACACCGCGCAGATGCGCGTCTCGGTGACCCTGGTCATCGCGCTCGCGTCCATCTCCTTCAGGTTCGGCGCGACTTGCTGGTATTCGGCATCCTCGTCGAGTACCGCGAGCCCATGCCAACCCCGGTTACCACTGAACGATGAGCGCCACTTGGAACGCGCGCTATCGGCTTCCTCCTGCGAGTTCAGCCGGCGCGAAACCTTGAGGATGCCTGCGGGTACGCCCGCGTTCGAGAAGTAGGATCGGAGGAACGTAGATACCGCCGTGTCCAGGTTGACGTGCCTGGCCGCCACCTGGAGCGGCGATAGACCGTATACGTCGTCATACGGATTAGGCAGCTTGAGATGCACCACGTCATCGGCGCCGAGCCAGTAGGTCGCGCCGTCTATGGTGTACTCGTACGCGGACACCATCCCGGCGCGGTCAATCTTGACCTCGATCCGGTCTGGCCTGAGCAGTCGCAGCGCGACGATGTGGCCTGAGCCATTGCGTTCGCGGAGTACGTAGGTGTTGCCAGTCACCATTAGGTACACGGTCAGCAGTTCGACGAAGTCCGCCTGCGCTTGACCCTCGTTCGGGTCGCCCAGTAGCAGCGCCGCCTCCGAGTCGGTGATCTCCACGTCGTCGCCGTCCGCGTCCTCGGCCATCAGCCGATAGGCGGGAAGGGACGCGGAGGTAGCGATCTCGCGGATCGCGGAATTGACTACCGTGTTTCCGTTGAACCCCTCAGCGGCGAAGCCGGCATATGACCCGGTCGCCTGGCCGTAATCCCACTGCGGTGCCAGCGGCAGCGACATCGAGGCGGTCGCCGATTGTGCCTTGACACCCGCTGGTGCGAGCCAGTCAAACAAACCCATATATCACGCCTCCGGCGTCGCGACGTGTCGCGACTTAGGGGATTAGCAATACATGCTCCGTTACGCGCCTGATGATGCTACCAGATTCCAGGCCCCGCCGTGTCAAGCATCACCTCGGTCAGCGCGTGGACCAGCGCGTCCACCCTGTCATCGTAATCCCCGCCCTCGCCAGTGAAGCTCGCCATCTGGTCCTCGAGGTCCGGGTGAGCGCCTACATGGTGCACCCTACCCTGCTCATATAGAGCGGCTACCGGTTCAGCCCGTAGCCGCTTGCCGCGCGACGCCCTGATGCGCTTGATCGGTACGGTCGCGTCCACGGTCCCCAGTAGGAACGAGACCATCTCTCCGCCCTGGTTGTCCTCGACGATCAGCCGGTCGGCCTCGAACTCGTGGTATGCCTGAGCCGCGCGGCGCGCCCACCCGTCCGGGCTCATCCTGCACGTACGGTCAGCGATCACGTACCCCTGGCCGTCAGCGCCGAGCCCGACGACAACGATCCCCGTCTCGTCGCTGTCCGGCCCCGACGTTACCGCGGGATCAACCGCGACGATTACCCGCGCGAAGTCTGGAGCCGCCTGCACCCGTAGCTCGTCCAGCGATAGCAGCGTCCAGAGCGCGCCTGGGACGTCGTCCACGAGCTCGCCCATCAGTTCCTGGCGCCCCATCCGCGTCCCCTCGTAACGGGTAATGATCGACTCGAAGAACGATGCGGCCAGGTTGTCCCGGTTGTCGTAGGTCGAGCCTCGAGTCGTGGCCGTGGTATCGCTGTCCAGCAGCGAGCGAACCAGGCGCGTCGGCCTCGGCGTAGTGGTGACCAGGGCACGCGGCGCGGCGCCCAGCCTGAGCCCCAGCATCAGCATGTCCCAAGTCTCGGCGTACCGCCACGCTCCCACCTCGTCCGCCCAGGCGCCGTCATGCTGCGGACCTCGCAGCCGCTCCGGTTCCTCGGCGCTGTAGGTAGTCGCGATTGCGCCATTCGGCCACGTCAGCCGCCGGCGGGATGGCTCGTAGGCTGGCCGCGCTCCCGGCCTCGAGGTCGGCAGGATGCCCGACTCGCCCTCTACCATCACGTCGCGGACATCTGCCGCCGTAGCGCCCACCAGCGCGATCCGCTTACAGCCTGCTGCTATCTGCTCGTGCACCCACTCGGCGCCGGCGCGCGTCTTGCCTGAGCCCCGCCCCGCCATGTATAGCCACGTGGTCCAGTCGCCGTCTGGCGCGATCTGTTCAGGACGCGCCAGGTCTCCCCGCCACGGCCTCGGCGGGACCAGGACGCGCGCGCGGATCGCCTGGAGCCCCGCCGCTTGCAGCGCGATCACCGTTGAGCGAGTCTCGGTCACTTAGCGCGCTCCGGGGGCTCCCCGATGTGCGCGGCCAGCCGCTCGATGCTCACCTGAGCATACGCCGGGCTGATCTCCATGCCGTAACACTTGCGGCCCCGGTTCGCTGCTGCGATGGCCGTGGTGCCTGAGCCAAGGAACGGATCGTAGACGGCGCCCTCAGTTTTCTCGACGCACCACTCGATCAGGGCGGTTGGCTTCTGCGTGGGGTGCTGCCGTAAGTCGTGCTCCCCCTCACGTATCATTCCGTTCCACAACTGGCGATGCACCCGAGCAGGACCACCGACGTTAGTCCACGCCAACTCACAATCAGCGAATGTATTTTCGATCCCGCTGTCCGCCCGCTTGTCCCACACTAACCACGTCCCACTCGGCGGGAATTGATCAGCGAAATAGTTACCCCCCCAGACGATCACCTGCGGCGCAGTGTCTAGCAGATACGCGACACGCGGCGTTGACTCGTCGCCCTCAATCGGGGCGTATCGCCCCTTCTTCGCCACCCCGAAGTCAGCACCTACCATCCCGCCCTTGACAGCAGACACCCCGTATGGCGGGTCTGTCACCGTCGCGCCTATCGTCTCCCCGCCCAGCAGCCGCGCCACGTCCTCGGCGTCCGTCGAGTCCCCGCACATGATCCGGTGCTCGCCTACCTGCCACACGTCGCCCAGCTTGACGTACGGCTCGTCTGCGGGCTCGCCTGCCTCGGTGTCGCTACCGTCCACCGGAGCCAGCGGAGCCAGCGCCTCGAGCATCCCAGCCAGCGCGCCATCCTCCGCCGTGACCGCCGCGAGCAGGTCCGCAAGCGCGTCATCGTCGGCCTCGGCCATCGCCGACAGCGGGTCGAGCGTGGCAAGGATCAGATGTTCCTCGTCCTCACTCAGATCGACGTATACCACG